GCTAAGCTCGGTAGTGAGAGGCTCGCCATCTTTAAGGACCAGAGCGGGACCACCTTGAACATAGTACTTTGCAGTATCAGTGATCTTACCTTCGTAACCAACGTGGTTATCGATCACAGTTTTGCTGTAATCAGAGCCACTGAATTTGGAATTGGCTTCAATGTTAGCGTAAGGACCAGCAACAGCAGGAGCAGCAGCGATCAGGGCTGCAGGGAGGATAGCGAAAAATTTCATTGTAGTTTGTTTAAAAAAGAATAAGTGTGCTGTGTGCGATTACCATGAATCCCCCAACCTAACCAATACCAGGCGTGGTTCATGTAGTAATCAACTGTTTGGTGATTGTTTTGAAATGCATGGAGATCATTCCTGAACTGCATTTCATTAATCATGTATCGTGTTTGCCCCTCCAACGAGGATGGGTCGCAACGCCATTGTTTACAGAACGTTCCTAAGCCATCATAACGATGTTGGGAGGTCCATTGGATGAGCCCGTAGCCACCACGAAGGCACTGATCGTAGGGCACGATAGCCCCACCCTCACATACCTTAGGGCGGAAGTTAGACTCTTGTTCGATGTTGCCCATGATCACAGCCAGGGCAGTTTTGTCAGTAACTTCAGCACGAGTCTGCAGTTGCTCTAACACATACTGTTGAGCTGGCGTGCAATCAGGACAAGTAATCATTTTTTCTTAGCAGTTTTAGCAGCTCGTTTGAAGTTAGCTGCGGTGGGAGCACCGGCACTGCCAGGCTTCCGCATCTTTTCTCCCGAACCTTGTTTAATACGCATTCGTTTTGCGTGGATGTTAGCGTAGAGACCTTTCTTAGCCATAGTTAGCATTTCCATTTACGTAGTGCAAGTGCCTTACGAGTGGGTCGGCCTTTGCTATCTTTCATTGGTCCCTTTACACCAGACATTCTAGCACAAAAGGATTTCTTTCGTTTCCCACCACCAGGCTGCGGAGCCTTTAGGTTGGAACCTGTTTCTCGGTTGTACTTTTCACGCCCGGCTTTCGTGAGTCCACCGGTACGTGATTTATGTTTACCAATTTTAAGGCTGACAGAGAGTTTATTTTTTGTAGCCACCTTTGCCACCTTTTTTCTTACCGCAAGCCATTACCATACTCCAGGGATAATTTGACCAGTTAGTGCGTACGCTCCAAGAGCAGCCATCACACCCAGCATAGCCAGGCGACCGTTAAGCATCTCAGCTTTTTCGTTATGAGTCACAGTGTAGTTGTCGTCAGTGTACATGGTGGGTTCTTTAGCAAAGAGGTTTTGTTGTCCGCGATCGTTGGTGGTAACAGTCATCAGAATTGAACATCAGAGTTTTCAAGTTTACGCATAACCTCTTGGCGGTATGCAGGATCCCGATCGTAACGAGGATCAGCCATAGCTTGTACTAGTTCTTGTTGACTACGGAAACCACTTGAACTATCAGGTGCAGTGCGTCCAGTCAACAACTGACCATCTTCACCTACCTGATTAGAGTACTCATTGAACAATGCTTGAACAGCAAAGAAGACAGCGTTGGGGTCACCTTTATCCATGACAGAATCATACATGGTAACCTCCTCTGGTGAAAGGTTCTGCCCTGCCCAATCAATCATAGACTTGTAGGCAGCCTTACCTCCAACCATCTCAAACAAGGCATCAGCTTGAGCTTGAGAAAGAGTTTCTTGAGAAGAGTTTTCGTCTACTTCGTTGTCTTCTTCGACTGACTCTTGTTCTGCTGGCTCGCCTTCGTCTTCGGTGGCTTGTACTTCATCACGTGGCTCTCCAAGTTTAGTTTGTAGTTCAAGGTAAGCTTTTTCTAACTCGCTTTGATCTTTAAACTTACCAGCGAGTAGTGGTTGCTCTCCACCCTCAAGAGACTCAGCAACCTGCAGGGAGTCTTGCTCATCAGCATTAAATTCTGGCTGATCAGCAGGTGTTTCATTCATTGTAAGTGTTTCACTCATGCGATTGGTGGTTGTGGTGGTTCAGGGATTTGTGTTTGTTCTTGTTGTGCCATTTGCATAGCAGCTTGTTCACGCCTTTGTTCAACAGCAGCCATTTGTGGTGCTTGCTGTTGTGCTAGCATCTGTTGCTCTTGTTGAGCTGCAGCTTCATTTTGAGCTTGGAGTTCATCCATACTCTTAACAAGATTCAGCACATCAATACCAGAGGCTGCTGCCAATCGTTTGATGACTTCATCAGTGTTGACATACTGAGCAATAGCTTCTGGTCCAACAGTCTGAGCAATGACAGTAAGGAACTGTGCTAGGCTTTCACGATCTTGTCCACGACCCAGTGCATTGATACCAGCAACAATAGTTGGTTTTACAATATCACCTTTAGGTAGTCGGGGGATTTCACCTGTCTTTTGT